TGGCCTCATAGGAGGACATAAGTATCTCCGGTACCGGGAGATCGAAGATGATCGATCCAACAGTCCCAACAGACCCTGAGAGGAGGACTTGGAGAGGGGGGATCTCCAGGAGGAGGACTCCCAAGGTCTGTTGGCTTGCTGTGAAACTTGCGATAATCGGTGGAAGCGAAATTTGTAACTGGGCGAGCTGGCCGGCCGTTCCTTCAAGAAGGACTTCAAGTGCTGGGAAGTTCAAGTGCAGGTCGGCGGCGAGCCCGGTCGTCCCGGTAAGAGCCGCTTCAATAACTGCAAGGTCAAAGGCCAAGGCTGCGCCGGTCTGAGCGTCGAAGACGATCGCCGGTAGGTCGAGGTCTAGGGAGCAGGTTGCACCGATTACTGCGGTAGCAGTAAACTCCTGGAACGGAACTTCGAAGGCGAGGCCGGAGCCTGCACCGAGCAGGACTTCCGGTACAGGCAGGTCGAGGGCGAGCCATGCCGGCGCCGAAGTCTCTCCGAAGAACTCGATTACTGGGAGGTCGATGACCATCGAGACGTTGACGCCTCGGGCCTCGATCGCAACAGCGATAGCCGGCAGGCTGATAACGAACGAGTTCGTATCTGCAAGTACCGTCGGTGCGTACCCGGTAGAAGTGGAAGCCCCTACTGCAGGCTTCGCGTAATCGTCCGCGACCGCGACGGTCGGAGCATACCCGGTAGAGACCGAGGCTCCTACGGCGGGATATGCAGTATCCTGCCCATCCTCAAGATAAAGTAGCCCGAAGCGGATGCTCATTTACATTACCAGCAAGTTCCAGAGGAAGTCTCGGCCAGTGCCTGCCGTCTGCTTCAGCGTGCAAATTATCTCAGTATCAACTGGGATCGGGGGGGAATACTTGAGCGGCTTCGCCTGCGCATGTGCGTAGGTCTGCTTGTAAGCAAGCCCTGATGCTCCGCCTGCTGCGGCCTTCGTCTTCACTCTCAGCTCGACTACATCGCCAAGGACCATGTTGACTGTGTCAACAACGAGGACGTAGACCCCCGCAGTCACCTCAGTATCAAGCGTGTGCTCGGTAGTTATTACTGCGGTCTGGGTGGCGGTTCCTACTGAAGTAACAGCCATAAATTCCTCCTATGCTATGCCGTACATGACGACATCGAAAAGTCTATCGGTAGCATCGACAATTGTGCAGGCCGCTCGTACTGCGACCCTCGTCCCTGCCGGGATGTTGAAGTCATCGTAGAACGCAGTTAAGTTCGGATACACTCCGTCCGAGGTCAGGTTGGCAGATACCGCGATATTGGGGAGAATGACTTGCTCTGTCCCTGCGCCGCCAATGCCGATATCAACCAACCAGTTGCAGTCGGTCCTTGCAGTGTTTGCGACGTTCCCAAAAGCGAAGAACGCTCTGTCAATCTCGTTGGCAAGCGACGCGGTCAACTGCACCCATGCTCCCTTCGTGTTATCGACAGCACCCGGATCGATTTGCATCCCACCTGAGTCGGCAGTACTCTCGCCTATGGTTATCAGTCTTCCGCCGTCTTGATCTCCGCCGTCTTCAAGAAGTACGGCACACCTAACTAATCTACTTGCCGACGTTCCTGTAGCTTGCGCTCTTGCGGCAATCCGTGTACCAGCTTTGATCGCTGTCGGTATTCTTTGCACTATTCCTGGGCAGTTACCGCCTATCGTGCCTACGGTGACGAGAAGATTAGAAACGACCGTCTGCTCAGACCCTGCCGGCCCGATACCTATGTCAACGAGATAATCCGACCCTTCGAAGGCGTAGGCGATCATCACTGAGAACGCAGAGGCGTCAATAGGTGAAGAGTCTGTAAGCTCTACCCAAGACCCCTTGGTGTTCGCAGTCAACGAAGGGTATACTGCCTCGGGCCGGACCAATGTGTCCTGCCCGACCATGCTGAACTGCGCCGACCCTCTTATTTGCCAGTCACCCATTATGTCACCGTAAAGATGCCGCTCGAAGAGAGCTGAATAACGAAGTCGTTGCCAGTCGTCGAAGTCTTGCTCCCAGTCGTTTCGAGGTCACAGTATCGGATAAGCTTGCCGGAGGCGACGTGATAGATCACAGCGTACTTCGCGGTGATCGACCCTCCTGACGCTGTCCATGTCGGATCATCTGCATCCCACTTATCAACTCCTGCAGTGTTCGTATAAACCACTGAGGTCAGCCCTTGTCCTGCGGCGGTATACCCTGTGCCTCCGGCGTGATCGTGCGCGGAAAGATCGGCCCACGTGTCGTCGGTCAGGTCGGGCGTGTACGTATCCAGCAACAGGGCGCACTTGAAGGTGTCGGCAGTCGCGACATCGAAGTCGATCGTGCCGATCATCCCGTAGTAGATGCCTTTATTGAATTTTACCCAAGGTCCAGCAGCCATTGGCTACCTCCTGTTTTTTGATATTGACAACAACTGTAGACTCGTGTTACAATGGTTGCATGGGAAAAAATTACAAACCGAGATTATCATATTGTCACCATTGCGGAGAACGGCTGGTCGTAAAACATGGACCTCAAAAATACTGTTCTCAGAACTGCTACATGCTCAGCAAAATGCCTCACCCATCGCCTACCGAAAAAGGTTGCTGGTTGTGGCCTGGGGCTGTGTTCACTAACGGCTACGGGCATATCCGGTGGCGCGGAAGATCTGTCAAAGCCCACAGGTTGGCATTTATTGCTGTTCACGGACCTGTTCCTGAAGGTCTTGGGGTGCTTCACAAATGCAACAACAAGCTGTGTTACAACCCCGAACATCTTTACGCAGGCACCCCGCAAGATAACGCGGACGATGCTGTTGCCGCAGGAGTTATAGCCCGCAGACCTGGAGAATTGTGCCCAACAGCGAAGCTTACCAATGAGAAAGTCCTGGAAATTCTTAGGAGGCTCGCCCTTGGGCATATGCACGCTGAGATAGCTAGAGCCTTCTCCGTCAGCGTTACCACGATCACCAACATAAGCGGTAACAAAATCTGGAAGAACATTCCAAGAGAGCGCAATCCTAAGAGGCCACACTGGGCAACTAAGCTCACAGAAGACATGGCTACTGAGATTGTCAGACGACTGTCTATTGGGCACTCCTGCTATGCTATAGCCAAAGACTTCCCTGTGCACAGAGTCACGATAGCCGACATCAGAGATAACAAGACTTGGAAGAATATTCTTAGATATTAGCATTACGCTGACATGGGTTGCGTGACTTGGGCCGTGTCGATGGTCGTAGTTGCGCCGACCGCAACAGTCAGACTCGACATGCGAAGTTCTCCAGTACCTACACCGCAGACACCGTCAAACCGTTCGGCGGTAGAAGAAGCCCCGGTCACATAGGCGTTGGTGTAGCATCTGAACCAGCCAGCAGTTCCTGCGGCAAGACCGACACCACTCCACACCTCGGAGGTTTCTTTGGCGGAGATGCCGGCTGCGGCATCGGCAAGGTTCAGGCCGTTGGTTGAGGTTCCTGGAGTAAAGGCGCCGGAGGCAACCGTAATTCTTAAGAGCTTGGTCCCGGACTCGGTAAGGTCGGCGGTGGCCGGCTGTGTGCCGGTGTAGACCTCGATCACGCAGTCGCGAAAGATCTCGTCGAGGGAGCCGCCGTTCATGCCTGCGGCGACGATAACCTGATCGCCTGCGATTTCAGTGACAAGGGAGCCTGCAGGGATCTCAAGGTAGCCTGCGGCAACCGCAGAGACTTTTACTCCGGCGACGTTGTTCGAAGTCGAGCCGGCGACAGAGACATAATCTCCAGCGACGTAACCTGCTGTTACAAAGCCGTTAGCGGAGTCGGTAATTCGATCAGTCGCTCCGGTGCCAGTGCCGTCGCCGAAAGCGAAGGTCGTACCTGTGACCATTTTGGTCGGGTATGAATGCTTGGACACCATGCCGTTGCGAACTCCAGTTGACAATCTTGTAGCCATTTTATTCTTCTCCTTTAATTATCAAGCCTCAATTAGAACGAGGTAGCGACTGTCAACAATCGCAGCGCTTGCGTACCGTCCTGCTGGGAAAATAAGTTTATTGTACGTGTGATTTGTGAATGTGCCGTCTTCACTGCCTGAGCAAATCCCTTGCGGCGTGGTGAAAATTACTGACTTCGGCCCGCCCATCTTCTCGGCAGGGCACCAAACTGAGGAACCTTCGAGGACGCCGAACGGGGCCTTCTCTTCTCTTTTGGTCTTCCGCCACTCCGTGCCTCGGTAGAAGAGGACTTGAGTTGTCGTCCCGACCCAGAGGCCGACAGGCGTCGGCTGCAACATCGTCACCCTATTCGGGAATAGCTTCATGTCGCTGTGCAGGTCGAAGACTCCATAGAACGAGGGGAGCGAGGCGAAGACTACATCGTCTTTCGCCATCAAGGCTCGGCCCGCGAACCAGCTTACCAGATGGCCTGTCGGTGGGTTCGAATAAATATTCTTAGGATTTCCGGGAGCAGTGAACGTTCCCTTCTGCCAGGCGAAGTCTACGCCCTTAAAAACATAGCCTTTCTCGTAGCCGTTGGTGTAGTAGATCCTCCCTGCTATCGGGTAATATCGCGTCCTGGCGCCGAGTGTCAGGCCGGTGCGGATAAGCGCCCGAGAGTAGTCGGGAAGAAGTTGGTACATCTCAGTGCCAGCGACATAGACGCAGGTCTCTCCGTTGGAGAACGCGCACCTAGAGGCTTCTGCCCGCTTGGCGGTAGAGCGTCCAAGACGGCTGAACGGTCGGCCAGAGTTGTCGACGTTCATATTGACCAATTGGGCAAGCTCAGTGACTCCGGTCTTCAGGTCGTAACTCAGCCGTACCGGGTCAAGTGCGTTGTTCAGCCCGGTTGTAGCTTTGAAGAGCGGTATGAGTTCTGCCTGGGCCATTGTTACGTCCTATAGGCAGGGTCGGACCCTACTCGGGTCTCAAGATTGTGCAGTCTGCGGAACGCTGAGCGTCCATCGCTGACGTACTCATTGAAGTAGCTCAGGTGGTCATTGGCCTTGACCGGGTCCTGCGCCTCCATGTCGTGATGGTTGAACGCCTTGTAGGCTGCCCACTCGATACATGCTCGTTGGAAGCGGGCTGGGAGTTCTGGAGTAGCCGCTTGCCCCGGTGTCGCGCCGTCTCCGGCAAGATCGTACCTGCTATATCTCCAGAGATGGAGATTGAGGATGAGGCCGTTCTCAGTGATGGTCGGCGTCGGTGCCAGCTTGATGAACCCAGTCGTCTGATCGGTCTGCCACTGGACAGGCATCCCTGTCTCTGTAGTTCCTAAGTCGATCGGCCAGTTGTCTGGACGGCGTAGAGCGCCGTACTCGTGACGAGAGTCAGCGAGTAGTTCGCGATGTCGACGAAAAACCCAGTCTCTTCGCAGAACTTATCCTGCCCTTCGGCAAGATAGGCGAGGAGCCTTGCGTCGCTCCATGCTCCATTCGTCGTCTCGCTGTTGAGGACTTCGAGGAGTTCTGTCAGCATCTCGGCGCGGGTCATGCTATCCTCACTTCGTCAGCGAGGATGCCGAACTTCCTGTACACTCGGAGAATGAGTGTCAACTCGTTCATACTTATGCCCTCCGCCAGGGGATTGCTGAGTACCTTCGTTCTGTTTCCTCTAGTTCTCCGGTGTACGGATTTTTCTTCTGCTCGATGTGTGTAGCTATGGCGAGTTCGAGAACGTGGACTACCTCCGGAGGGACCTCGACTGGGACGCCTCGTTTGATTTGATATACCACTCCGTTGACGCCGACTGCCTCGTAATTGTCTTTACAGCCTGCCATTTCATCGATGATAATGCGGATTTTCCTGGTCTTTTCATCAATGCGGACGGCTCCCATCGGCTCGTCGAGTTCCTCATCGGTCGCAGCCATGATCCTGTCGATCATCTCCTGCTTCTTCTTGGAGATCCCTGCTCCAGCCTTGGCTGTCTTCTTTGCCGCCTTCTCGGCCTTCGGCGCTGCCGGCACGTTCATGTCAACTTCTACTTCAAATTCATCGTTCATTTATACTCCTCCATTTTATGTTTCTTACTACCTTCCCCTGCAGCTTTGTCAAACGCTGCATCAAACTCGTCCTCTGACTTATAATCCATGTCGAGCATGGGCATGAGCTTCGCCACAAGCACACATACTTCTGCCGCATCTTTGGCGATATATTGTTTCCCGCAGGAGTCACAGCAGCACGACATCTCCATTCCTGCTTTCTTCTTGCTGGGCTTGAGCGGTACTGAGCAGGAAACGACGAAACCGTTTTCTGCGGAACTTATCTCCATCATCCTGTTCATATACATCTGCAATCTCCTTGTTGTAGGGTTCAATGAAGAGGAGGGTTTTTAGGTCCTCCCCTCGGTTGAAGCTTACAAATTAATAGGTTGCAAAAGCATTGGCAAAATTGGTGTAGACGTTCGGGTTTGCGTCTGTCTCGTACCAGCACCCGATATTGGTGAGCTTGTTTGCCCCGTCAACAGTCCAAAGAGACTGCGGAACGCCACAGTTAATAACGGTCAGCTCGCAAGCAACGGCGCCGACAACAGTCAATCCGCCTACCAGCCGATACCCTTTGAACCTGAAACGATCATCGGTACTTTCAGTAATGACTGTGACAAGCCCTTCGATGACCTGGCCGGTTCCGTCTGCATAAACCCGTATCGCATCGCCTGCGGCTCCACTCCGATTGATATCGATAGAGGCGTCCGTGGTGGTGTCTGCGTTAGAGCCGAAATTTTTCAGGTAAAGGTTGATGCGTTTACCGACTGAGGTGTTGTTAACCTGAAGTCCAACTTGGGCGTCGGCGTGACTAATAGCGATGTCAGACAAAGTCGCTGACCATGTAGCTGTTGCCGCTGCCGGGTCGATGCCGATAACGTGAGTAACGCTTGCCGCTGAAGAGATTGTTGCCGTCCCATCAAGGCATATAACCTCTACACCATTTACGGCAGGCCATACAACCGCTGCAGTTTCGTCGTATTCTCCGGAGCCTATAACTACAACCTTCCGAGTTGTCGTGACAAAGGTAAACGCCTTTGTCAAAGACGCAAACGGAGTAAGCTGGCTGCCGTTGCCTGTAGTATCGCTTCCATCGACTCCTACGTATATCTTAGTAGTAGGCAGCCCGCCCAAAACTGGAGCGGCCCCGGATGCACTAGTGATTTCCTCAGTGATAACGCGAAGAGTCCTAACTTCTTGTCTACTCATAATAATCTCCTCCAGGTATTGTAAGCCCGCCTGGACGGGCTATCTTTTTAGCGGAACGCTACCACGCGAACAACGTCGGCAGCGGTGTCGCAGATGTCGGTACCGAGAGTAACGCCTTCGCCTTTTCCGAGCACGTCATACAAGCTGACGCCGGATGCGGTAGCGACGAACGGTTTGTCGGCGGTAGCGACGGTCGAACTGGTGATCGACAGGATAGCAACAGTCTCGCCGTTGATGGTGACTTTGTCGCCGACTGCGAGTTCACCGACGAAGTTGGTAGAAGTTCCGGTGATAGTCGGCGACGCCGCTGTTACGGCGACGGTGCCGGTAACGGCTGCGCCGGCATTGCGGCCTGCGTACAGAGTGATGGACCCTGCAGCATTAACGGAATTTTGGGTGTCGGCGTGATTGCCGTTGTCAAGCGAAGTGCCTGCGGCCATGCCGTAGAAATACTCGTAAGCAGCGAGGTTGTTGACGTTATAGGCTCGC